GACAGCATGGATATTAAATCTGTTGTTACCCCAGATTGTCATCATTCAACAGTTGATCAAAAGGTTGTACAAGAAATTATGTTATTGCTAAACACACATGCTAAGTTAGATAAGGAAGCAAAGTTTGACAAGTCCCAAAAGATGGACGATATGATGAAACGTTTAGACTATCTTTACGGAGCAGATAGACAAATGTCTTTTAGATCTTTTGATATTCACTTGCTTTCATATGAAGAGATGAAACAGCAGATGAATATGCAGGGTATAAAGAGAGAAGATATATATACTAACTCAATAGAGATATCAGAAAAAATAGAAGAGTATGATATTAAATCTGGATTAGATTTGCTACCCACCAAAGTAGATAACCCACAAAAAACATTAGAAGATTTAGTTATTAAAGGATTAATAGATAAAGAACTAAACCATTTGCCTGAATATGTTAATAGAGTATTAGAAGAGTTAGAAATTATTAAAGATAAAAATTTTGCACCATACTTTTTGATTGTAAGTAACATGCTTAATTGGGCTAAGTCTCAAGGAATATTAGTAGGTCCTGGTCGAGGATCTGCTGCTGGATCATTAGTTTGTTATGCTTTAGGAATTACAGATGTTGATCCAATTAAATATGGATTGCTATTTTTTAGATTTGTAAACCCAGATCGTAATGATTTTCCAGATATAGATTCAGATATTGCAGATTCAAGACGTGATGAATTAAAAGGATATCTAGAAGAAGAGTATAAAAATGTTGCTTCAATTGCTACATTCTTAGAATTTAAAGGTAAGGGTGTAGTAAGAGATGTTTCAAGAGCCTTTAACGTTCCTTTAACTGATGTTAATAAAGTTTTAAAAACTGTAGATGATTGGGATGATTTTGTTTCAAGTAGATCAGCACAATGGTTTAGAATGAAATATCCAGAAGTAGTTAAGTATGGAGATCAACTACGCGGAAGAATTAGAGGAACTGGAATCCATGCTGCTGGAGTTGTCACAGCAAAAGAACCTATCTTTAAATACGCACCATTAGAAACAAGAGTTGCACCAGGAACTAAGGATCGTATTCCTGTGGTGGCAGTTGATATGGATGAAGCGGCAGATATAGGACTAATTAAGTTAGACGTTCTTGGATTAAAAACTTTAACAGTAATTGATGAAACAATTAAAACTATTAAAAAAAGACACAAAATAGATATTAAATTAAATGATATTGATTTAAATGATAAAAAAGTTTACGAAATGCTCTCTGATGGAAGAACCAAAGGTGTTTTTCAATGTGAAGCAACCCCTTATACAAACTTGTTGGTAAAAATGGGAGTGTCTAATTTAGATGAGTTGGCTGCTTCTAATGCACTTGTAAGACCAGGTGCAATGAATACTATTGGTAAAACATATCTTTCTAGAAAACATGGAAAAACAATAACAGAATACATACATCCAATTATGCAAGAATTTACAAAAGATACTTACGGATGTGTTTTATATCAAGAGCAGGTTATGCAAGCATGTGTACATTTAGGTGGAATGACAATGGCTGAGGCAGATAAAGTTCGTAAAATTATTGGAAAGAAAAAAGATGCAAAAGAGTTTGATGAATTTAAAGATAGATTTGTTGTTGGTGCATCAAAACATGTTACTCCATTTAAGGCAGAGGCTTTATGGCACGATTTTGAGGCTCATGCAGGATACTCTTTTAACAAATCACATGCTGTAGCATATTCAATGCTTTCATATTGGACTGCTTGGTTAAAGTTTTACTATCCAATTGAATTTATGTATTGTTTATTAAAGAATGAAGCAGACAAAGATGCTAGAACAGAATATTTAATTGAGGCAAAACGTATGGGTATATCTGTAAAGTTACCACACGTTAATGAATCACAGTCAGACTTTTCAATAGAAGGTAAGGGAATTAGATTTGGTCTATCATCAATTAAGTGGATATCTGATGGAGTTGCTTCAAAGATTATAGCAAATAGACCATATGAATCTTATGTTCAGTTTTCAACTCTTGCTTCCAAAAAAGGTAGTGGTATAAATATTAGAGCAGTTCAAGCACTTAACGCAGTAGGAGCACTTACTTTTCCAGATAATAAAAGACAAGAAGGTGTTGTTAAGGAAAACTTATATGAGTATTTAAACCTTCCAGAATTTACAACTAGTGTTCCACCTCACTATTATGCATATATTGATGATATTGAAGACTTTGATGAATCATCAGTTCATATTCTTATGGGGGTTGTTAAAAATATTAAAAGAGGAAAAGGTTGGTCAAGAGTAGAAATTATGGATGCCACTGGTATGTTGGGTGTTTTTGATGAAGAAGAAACTAAAATTGAGCAAGGAAAAACTTATTTATTTTTAGTTGGTGCTAATAGAATTAGTGAAGCAATTGTTATAGATGAAATAAAAAACTTTCCTACAAATAGTTTAGTTAAGTTTTTAAATTATAAATCTTTACCCTATAGTGGAGAAGAGTATTATGTGCTATCATTTAAACCTAGAGTAACAAAGGCTGGAAAGAAGATGGCTCATATGATAGTTGCTAATGCTGATCGTGAAATGAAGCCAATTATAATTTTCCCTAGACAATTTTCTGAGGGTTATATGAAATGCGAACCAGGAACTGCTACCAAGATGACTTTTGGAAAGTCTGAAGATGGTTCTCTAATACTGAATGAGGTAATTAAATAATGTCAATACAAATAGAAGAGTTTCTATCACAACTAGATCCTAGTTTAAGAAAAAGATTAAGTAATGCAACAGACGTTGAGTTACACAAACAAAAAACACCAAGTATAAGTCTTAATAATGCATTAAAGGGTGGTTTTGCATATGGAAGACAGGTAATGATTTGGGGTAATAAGTCTGCTGGCAAATCTTCATTTTGTTTACAGATGATTGGTGAAGCACAAAAAGAAGGAAAACTATGTGCTTGGATTGATGCAGAACAATCATTTGATCCAGAATGGGCTAAAAAACTTGGGGTAGATACAGATAAACTAGTATACTCTGCTGCTAAAACTATCAATGATATGGTAGATGTTGCCACTCAATTAATGAAGGCAAAGATAGATATTATAATTGTAGATTCTATTTCTGCTTTGTTACCCGCTATTTATTTTGAAAAAGATTCATCTGAATTAAAGGCTTTAGAGAATACTAAACAAATAGGTGCAGAAGCAAAAGATATGACTAATGCTGTCAAAATGCTTAACTATGCAAACAATCAAGATGGCCAAACACTATTGGTATTAATATCACAATTAAGAAATAACATCGGTGCAATGTATGCATCTCATATGCCAACAGGTGGACTTGCAGTTAAGTTTTTCTCTAGCACGGTAGTAAAATTATGGTCAAGCGATTCTGATAATAATGCATTAAAATCAAAAATTGCAGTAGGAGATAAGTTAATTGAAGGCAAGGTTGGAAGAAAGGTTAATTGGCATATTGATTTTAATAAGACTGGTCCAGGATTTCTTTCAGGAGAATATGATTTTTATTTTGATGGAGATACCATTGGAGTAGATAAGGTAGCAGATCTTGTAGATACTGCAGAACTTTTAGGAACTATTGAAAAGGGTGGTGCCTGGTACACAGTTCTAGGTGAAAGACTACAAGGTAGGGCAAAAGTAATTGAATACCTAAAAGAAAATCCAGAGAAACTAAAACAACTTGAATCAACAATTAACTCCTAAGTATACTTTATATAATGGTAAGTTTGTTTGCCATACGTGTAAAGAAATAGTTCCTAAAGCAAGAATGTATGCAGAAAAAGGAGATCTTACTTGGATGTGCTCTCAAAAGCATTTATCAAAAGTAACTTTTCCACAGAAAGGATATTGATGAGCGAGCGTTCTGAACTAAAACGTATCGGTGCAAAGCCACACGTTAATTCAGGTAGGGGACCAGTCAAGGCTGACGGATCATTGGATGACTTCGTAGTAGATGTCAAAGAATATTCTAAATCCTATTCCGTTAGCCAAGACTCTTGGGCAAAGATTGTGTCAGACACAATGAAAGTAGATAGAAAAAAGAATCCAGCATTAATGGTAGTTCTTGGTTCTAAGCATAAAAAGGTAAGACTTGCTATAATTGAGTGGGAAGTATTTGAACAATTAAGAGAGAAGAATTAATGGAAAGCACAGTAGAATTATTAAATAAACTAACATCTTTTAATGAGATGTCTGAGTATATGCAAGATGAAGAGTTTACAAAAACTCTTACTATTGTTGCAAAATTAATAGTTAATCCAGATGTTCCTGCGGCAAAGGCTACTTTACTAATTACACAATTACAAGCACAGTCTGCAAAATTTGCAATGCTGGCCGCCTGGTACTCTCATGTTAAAAAAGATGATAGGGCAAAAAAGAATATGTACTATGCAATAAGAGAAGCAACCGACAAACTGGTCGATGCCCTTAAATATAATGTAAGGAATTTTTAATGACAAAAGGATTAGTAAATAAGATGGTTAAGAAAAAGGAACCAACTTTAGACCTAAGTAAAATTGCAGATCATATTCACGAAGGTCATATGAAATTATCTAGTAAAACTGGATTTATTAAAAAGAAAACTTTTAGCCCATCTACTTTGGTTTTTGGTAATGGTCATTGTGCAAGATATTGGTATCTAGCATTTGAAGGCAATGAATGGGAAGAAAAAAATACAGGTATTAATTATGCCAACATGAATACAGGTTCTACTAGCCATGAACGAATTCAGGGTGCACTAGAGGCACAAGGTATTTTAGAATGGAAAGAACAACAGATAGTTAACCAAGATCCACCAATTTTTGGGTATGCTGATGCTATGGTTAAGTTGGAAGAAAAGTTAGTTCTTCTTGAAATTAAAACAACTAAAAACGAGGCCTTTGAATATCACAAAGCAAAGGGTACTGCAAGTTCTTATCATATTGAACAACTACTTATTTATATGAAAATACTAAAACAACAAGTTGGTGCTATAGTTTATGAAAATAAAAATACTCATGAAATATGTGTTATCCCAGTCGTTGCAAATCAAAACTATGTTGATTTTATTGATTATTTTTTTGATTGGATGCGTAAAGTTAAAAAAGCATTTGATGATAAAGAACTTCCAGAAAGAGCATATAGAAAAGATTCTAAAGTTTGTGGATCTTGTCCAATAGAAAAGGTATGTGATTCAAGGGATAAGGGAGTAATTAAAATTGAAAGAAGGAAAGAACTTGAATGCTAAAACATTGTCAGTGCTGTGACAAATCATTTGAAACAGAAAGCAAAAATCAAATTTATTGTTCTAGTGAGTGCAGGGCTAAAGCAACTAAAGAAAAAATTGTACAGCGATATAGAGTTACCAAGTCTAAAGAAAGAATTGGAAAGAATCGCATTTGTGCTGGCGGCTGTGGTACTAAACTTAGCATTTATAACGATAATACCTTTTGCGATCCTTGTCTTGTTAATAATAGGAGGGTAGATAAATTCTTAAAAGAGATTAAGAATTTTTTTGATTATGAGCAAAAGTAAATTAAGATATATTGGAAATCCAAAAACAATTTTAGCAATAGATGCATCAACTAACTCTATGGCATTTTCTTTATTTACAGAAAGAAAGTTGGTTGAGTATGGAAAAATACATTTTTATGGAAACCATGTTTACGAAAGAACTGGTGATGCTACTAAAAAAATATCAGCATTTTTAAAAGATTATGAAATAGATGCAATAGTTATAGAATCAGCAATATATACTAATTCTCAAAATACAGCAATCACATTATCTTTAGTTCAGGGGGCAATACTTGGAGCAAGTCAAATGTATTATAAGGCACCAATAGTTTCATGCTCTCCAGTTTCTTGGCAGTCCTGGATAGGCAACGGTAGACTAAAGAAAGAAGAAAAGCAAGCAATTAAAGATTTATATGGTGAAGAAAAATCTTATTCTTTTTATAAGTCTAAAGAAAGAGAGTTTAGAAAAGGTAGAACTATTAAAAAAGTTAATATTCAATTTGATCTTGAAATAAATGATGATGATGTTGCAGACTCAATAGCAATAGGTTGGTACGCAAGTGAGAACTGGCATAAACTTGTTGATCAACCACACAATCTTGACAAGAAGCGTGGGTAATGATAAAATGAAGTTGTATACAAGTGAAGTATGGTTAAAGAAAAGGTATCAAGTTGATAAAAAAAGTCCTGAACAAATTGCAAAAGAGTGTGGAACATCTGTTGAAACTATATACGTATATCTTGCCAAGTTTGGCCTTAGAAAATCGAAGAGGTAAAAATGGCAGACTATAAGTATCCAGATTTTGAAAAACAACTTGAAGATAGAATGAAGTTTATTCGTGACATTTCAACCCAAGCACCTGCGGGTAGAAAGATATTAGATGAATGTCTAGATATAGCAGAACTACTCATTAAAAAGAATCAATCATATGGCAGTTCTTATAGCCATCCTATTAATATATTTAGTAAGTCTACCCCCAAAGAACAAATTTATATTCGCATTGATGATAAACTTAATAGAATCCACAAGGGTAAAGAATATGCATCTGAAGACACTATTTTAGATCTTATTGGATATCTTGTATTATTAAGGACATTAGATAATGAATGATGATTTAGTAAAACATTTAGACTTAGTTAATCAGGTTGCCTCAGAATATTTAAAAGGCTCTGATGCTTCTCAAATATCAAAAGACTTGGTTATCCCACGTCAAAAGGTTTTAAGTTTATTAAATGACTGGCGTTCTATGGTTTCAAATAACCAGGCCATTCATATGAGAGCAAAAGAGGCTCTTGCTGGTGCTGATCAACATTATTCATCTTTAATTAAAAAAACATATGAGGTAATTGATGCTGCAGATTCTACTGCAAATCTTACAGCAAAAACAACTGCTATCAAACTGATAGCAGATATTGAAAGTAAAAGACTTGAAATGCTACAAAAAGCAGGGCTGCTGGATAATAAAGAGATAGCAGAACAAATTATTGAAATGGAAAGAAAACAAGGAATTTTAATTAACATATTAAAAGATGTAGCCTCAAAGCACCCAGAAATTAGAAATGAAATTATGTCAAAACTTTCTGAAGTGCAAACAGAGGTGATGATAATTGACAACGATTGATTTTAGTGAATTTATTGAGGCTTTGGACGAAAGCCCTTTTGAACAAGACCCAGTAGATGTTAGAACTTTTGTAACTGGAAAAGATTATTTAAATCAACCAGAATTATCAGAGTACCAATATACCCTTGTTGAATGTATGAGTCAAATATATAAAGAGCAAGATGTAATTAGATGGTTAGGAAAAGATGATGGCCTAGAACATTATAAAAAATATACTAAACAAGAAGTTATTCTTATGTGTGGAAAAGGTAGTGGTAAAGACCATACTTCTACTATTGGCTGTGCTTACATTGTTTATAAACTATTGTGTTTAAAAGACCCATCTAGATATTTTGGAAAACCATCTGGAGATGCTATAGATTTAATTAACGTTGCAGTTAACGCACAACAAGCAAAAAACGTATTCTTTAAAGGATTTAAGTCTAAGATTGAACAATCTCCTTGGTTTGCTGGAAAATACGAAGCAAAGGTAGATAACATAGAGTTTAATAAATCAATAACAGTTTATTCTGGACATTCTGAAAGAGAGTCTGCAGAAGGTTTAAACTTAATGCTAGCAGTGCTTGATGAAATTTCTGGATTTGCTATGGAAAATGCTGGTGGAAATGATCAAGGAAAAACTGCCGACAACCTATATAAAGCATTTAGAGGATCTGTTGACTCTCGTTTTCCTGATTACGGAAAGGTAATTCTTCTTTCATTTCCTAGATTTAAAGGAGATTTTATTTCTCAAAGATATGAAGATGTGGTAGCAGAAAAAGAAACTGTTATTAGAAGTTATGATTTTGTTTTGAATCCAACTTTGCCAGATGAAGATTTGTCAAATAAGTTTAGCATTGAGTGGGAAGAAGATACTATTATATCTTACAAAATTCCAGGAGTTTTTGCACTTAGAAGACCTACTTGGGAAATGAATCCAACTAGAAAAATTGAAGATTTTAAAATTGCTTTTTTTACAGACCCATCAGATGCATTAATGCGTTTTGCTTGCATGCCAACAGTATCTTCAGATGCCTTTTTTAAATCTAGAGAAAAAGTAGAAAAATCTTTATCAATCAGGAATCCTCTTGATAGTAACAGAAGATTTGATTTTAATTTTAAACCAAATCCAGACTTTGAATATTTTGTTCATGCAGATCTTGCACAAAAGCATGATAAGTGTGCTGTTGCTATTGCACACGTTGATAAATGGGTAAGTGTTCAATCGTTTAATAACTATGAACAGGTCATGCCTATGGTAATAGTTGATGCAATAGGTTGGTGGGAACCAAAAAGAGAAGGTCCAGTAGACCTTAGTGAGGTAAAAAATTGGATTATAGATTTAAGAAGAACAGGATTTAACTTAGGGCTAGTAACATTTGATCGTTGGCAATCATTTGATATTCAAAATGAATTAAAACAAGTAGGAATAAAAACAGATACTTTATCAGTTGCTAAAAAACATTACGAAGATCTTGCTATGTTAATATATGAAGAAAGAGTTGCAGCACCACATATTGATATATTACTTGAAGAATTATTAGAATTAAGAATAATGGGTAATAGGGTAGACCATCCTAGAAAAAAATCTAAAGACTTAGCCGATGCTATGTGTGGCTCTGTTTATAATGCAATAAGTAAATCACAAAGGGATAGGGTAAAAGAAATAGACATACATACCTGGTCAAGAGGCGGGGTAGATAATGACTCTATAAGAAATGATGACGATTTTGGTTTTGAAAAAGAAAAGATTAGAGGTAAAATAGGTGGATGGGATGGGGGGTATAGATTGATATGAAAGATATTAGTGAAGAAGAATATAATAGCCTAATTAATAAACTATTAGAAATAGGGGCTTTGGAAATAACTGGATATGATGCTATATCTGATCAATTTACTTATAATATTACCCCTGAATGTGAAAAATTGATGCCAGAACTTTGGGAAGAGCATTTTAAATTTGTAAATAAGTTAGCCTTTGAAATGTGGTCAGAGGGACTGATAGAGATGAATTTTGATAAAGATGGTACTCCAATGGTTATGTTAAAGCCAGAAACTGTGGGAATAAAAGATACCCTACCAGATGATAAAAGATTCTTTATAGAGAATATGATTAACAAACATAACAGGGGTGGTATAATTTAGTCATGCCTTACGATATTAAAAGAAACTATGGTGGTTGCCAAGGGTATGCAGTAGTAGGACCTTCTGGAATAAAAGGATGCCATTCTTCACGTAAAGATGCAATAGGTCAGCAAAGAGCCCTATATGCAGCAGAGTCTCAGGCTAAAAAATCACACGATGGTGTAATTACTAATGAAGATACACCAAATAGACAACCACATTCCCTAGAAGAATGTACAGATAAAGAAAATTGTCCAGATCATATGAAAGTAAAAAAAGCAAACACTAATTGGCAAGAAGGAATGTTTGTAATGGGACCTACTTCAGAAGATATAGTTCATGGAAAAGTAGAACATGTTATGAGAGATGGATCATTAGGACCAGGGTCTAAATATGAAGTTCAAGCAACTATGGAAGATCCAGCATTACTAGTAAGAATTTATGAAGAAGAAGATGGTTCATGGGAAGAAACAGAACTTTTTGTAGGAGTTAAATCATCACAAGCAACTTTAATTGGAACTCAAGAAGATATGAATAATCATTCTATGGAAAAAGCAGATTCAGTTCGCGTAGGTCAAATGGTCTCTTGGAATTCTAGTGGCGGTAGGGCAGAAGGAAAAGTTATTAGAGTTATTAGAAATGGAAAATATAATGTTCCAGATAGTTCTTTTACAATAACTGGAACTCCAGAAGATCCAGCAGTAGCAATAAGACTGTATCGTGATGGAGAACCAACAGACACTATTGTTGGACATAAAATGAAAACTTTAACAGTTAAAAAATCTATGGAAGATATTGATTTAGAAAAAGCAAGTTTAGAAGATTTAGATTTAAAGCCTACAGAGTCAATGGCAAGTAATGCACGTAGAGGTTTAGAATTAAGACGTAAGTTTGGTAGAGGCGGTACAGCAGTAGGTGTTGCTCGTGCTAGAGATTTGGCAAATAGAAAAGAGTTAAGTCCAGATACAGTATTAAGAATGTATTCATTTTTCTCTCGTCATGAAGTAGATAAGCAAGGTAAAGATTGGAATAATTCAGAAAGACCATCTAATGGAAAGATTGCTTGGCTTCTTTGGGGTGGAGATTCAGGGTATTCATGGGCTAAATCCAAAAGAAATGCAATTATGAGAGTTAGATCACAAAAATCTATATGGACAAATAGTCCATTATCTTTTGATAAAAATATTGACAACCACCTATAAATAGTATAGAATATTATTACATAGAAAAGGAGTTGTAATGAATGATAGCAAAAATGACGACACTATTGATAAAACTTTGCTTAATTATTATAGAAACAAGTCATATCAACTTGAGTATGAACTATTATTTTCTCAAATATCATCGAACATTAAGATCAAACAACTTGAATCAAAAATTGACGAATTTAGGAACAGTAGAAGAAATGTTAAAGGTTCCTCAAATGACTCTAAATAAAAAAGAAACTCAAATGAAAAAATTGTTAAAAAACACTAGAGTTAGTGTTGCAGTTTTTAAAGATAAGGCATACTGGATAAAAGATAATGTTTTATATAAATCTAGTATTGATGAACAAGGCGAAATTGATATTGATAACGCTGTTCCAGTTGATGTTATAAATGCATCCTCAACAGAGTTAAAAAAAATAACCGAAATAGTAGATCAAATTAATTCAGATTAGGGAAAATAATGATTATCGCTGTTGAAGGAACAAAAACTTTTAATGACTATGATATTTTTATGAGAGCAATGGGAGTTGCACTTTCAAATAAAAATATAGATGATGATATTCAAATATGGTCTCTTGGACCACACGGTATTAATAGTTTTACTGCAGCGTTTTGTAATTTATCTGAAAAATTTTTAAAAGGTAAGGGATATAAATTAAATTTTTATAAAGTTAATCATTCTTGGGTAGCAGAAAATTTGCTAAATGTAAACTATTTTGCTTTTTTTTGTAATCCCAAAGAGTATGAATCAAAAATGTGCAAAGCAGCACAACAAGTAGAAGGGTGTGAAGTTGGAATATTTAAATACTAGTATCCCATCTTTAATCATATTTTTAATACAAATTTTTTTCTTAATGTCTGTATTTGCTATGATTGCCAGACCCTCATTTCTATCCTTTTTATTTTTAACTTTAACCTGGTTAGTTGGTCAAAGTTCTTGGATAGTGTACGGAATTGTAACTGGTCAAATCGGTTTTATACTGTTGGGATCATTGACAATATTGTTAACAATAATTTCTTTAATCATGAGAATAGGTAGTGTAGATGATAATACATAGTTTAGAAAAGATGGAGTTGATTGTTAAAAGCAATCCACATCTTAAATGGGACGGATGGACAGTAGTTATTCAAATAAATGAAGATGGTTACTATTCACAAGATGGTGCATTTAATAAAGGAACCTGGATAACTCAAAAAAGGTTTGAATTAAATGATAGTGGTGTGTGGGATATTCCAGATAGGTTCCTAGCACATGTACAAGTTTAATAATAATCGTTTATGTTTAAACATGGACACAAATCTTTTTTTTGAAAAATATGAAGAAGATTCTATTGTTGCAGAAAGTGTTGATACATTGTGTTCACAGTGTCCAGCACAAAGACAATGTTTGGCATATGCTGTGAGTAATCAAGAATGGGGCGTATGGGGTGGGGTATATTTAGAATCTGGTAAGATATCTAAAGAATTTAATAAGCATAAGGATAATGATATGTGGTTTAAAATATGGTCTGGTGCAACAATGGATAAAAATGTATAATGCAACTATGCAAAGGGCTTTTAAATCAATACCTGTTCCAAAAGATTTTAGAGCAGCGATAGTTGACTATGACACTTTTCTTACGATAAGATTTTATGAAAGTCAATGGAGACACTATACAGAAGCAGAAAGATTTAAGTGTGTTCAATACATGATGAATGTAAAGAGTACGCTTGAACGTTTGGGAGCGGTTGTGGCAATAGACCCAGTACTAGACGTAGAAACACCACAAGATAGAGCAGAGAGAAGAAGGAGAAAGTAATGCCACAAAATATAACAGCAGTTGGAAATCTAGTTAAAGATCCAGAAGTTAAAACATTTGAAAAAGGTGCTTTAACTAAATTACGCATTGCGTGTACAGATAGAATGTCTGATGGCAATGGCGGTTGGAAAGACGGAGATACAAATTATTATGATGTAGCCGTTTGGAAAACACTTGGAGAATATGCCGCATCAACTCTCAAAAAGGGAGACAAGGTAATTGTTCAAGGAAAATTAAAATATCGTGAGTTTAAACGAAACGATGGAACAAATGGCAGTGCATACGAAATTGATGCAACAGATTTAGGAATCTACCTAACTAAAAAAACTGCTACAGGTGGTACTACAACTATCAGTATTCCAAAGGACGCAGCAACAGTCTGGGGATAATTAGATAGTATAATTAATTTAGGGGGTGGGTTAAACTACCCCCTATTTTATTGAGGTGAGTATGGCAAATCTTTCATTTCGTGTAAACTCTAAAGATGTTGAAAAGGTAATAAGAAATACTATTGAGTATACTGACTCATTTCTTACTGAATTTAAAAAAAATGAACCACAAATTTTAAGAGATGTTATGGAAGCATCTATAGATATTTTTTATGAAGATTTAGATCAGGCAGCAAGAAGTTCTCCAAATAAATATCATCACATATACGAGTGGGAACAATGGGGAGAGCCTTCAGCAAGATTAGTAGAATTAGATGGTGCACTTAAAGGAAAGGTAGCAACATTACAAGCATACTTTTTAGAATCTTTTTCTTTACCAGTTAATAGACCAGATTATGATGGAAATCAACCAAATACTTATGAACCATTTTCACTAAAGGCTCAGATTATGGAAAGTGGTCAGGGTGTAATGATTGCTCCTAAAAATAAAGAAAATTTATTTTTTACTATTGATAAACAACCATTCTATACTGCTAGACCTATATTTGTTCCTAATCCAGGTGGGGATGAAGTTCAAGGATCGTTTACAGCATTTTTTAAAATGTTTTTTTCTAAAAAATACTTTATAGACAAAGTGCTTTATTCTGATTTAAATTTTCATAGATATTTTTCTAAGCCTATTCCATATGAAAAAAATTATCGTAGAGCAGCAAAAGGAAGTAATGCTAGAGCACAAGGAAGGGCTGCTGCACAAGAATGGGTGTTGAAGGCTGGGTATACAATGAGAGTCACTCCATCTGGAAGAAGACAGTTTAGAGGACCAGGTGGTAATGTAGTAAGTAGATCAGAAGCAACTAAAAAGAAATAGTATAATTAAAAAGGAGGCAACATATGTCAATGTACATTCAAGAAAAAGACGATAAAGTAAAACAATCATTTAAGCCTAAAAAATGGCAACCAATGATACTTAATGGAAAAGATGCAATTGTTCCCACAGAAGCAGGTAAATGCTTTTGGGAAGCACAATTACATTTGACCTTACCTAAAACAGGTAGACCAACATATGTAAAAATGAATTATTCAAGAGATTATAAAGGGAAAAATGATACTACTGGCACAAATACATATGCTATTCCCGCTGATATTGAATCTGTACAATTTACACTCTCATGGTACTTTAATGCTAAGCCAGACACACCAATTTCATGCATGGTTTATCATAATGGATCATCAGATATTGTTTCCGAAATAAGACAATTCAAAGGAATGATATTATAATGGCATCACCAATTAAAGATGGAAAAATTACAACAGCATATAAGAAACTAGGTAAGATGTGGTCAAAAGGCTATCATACTGGAGTCGACTATGCAGTTAAAACAGGAACACCAGTACTTGCAGTTGCAGATGGAAAAATTGAAAATGCATCTTGGGGTAAAAGTTATGGAACTCAAGCAGTACAAAAAGTAGAAGGCGGATGGGTAATTTATGCACATCTATCAAAACTTGATGTAAAAGCAGGGGATAAAGTAACTAAGGGTCAACAAATTGGATTAAGTGGAAACACAGGAAATTCTTCTGGACCACACTTACATTTTGAAATGCGTGACAACATTCGTTGGTCAGCAGGAAAAGATATTGATCCAACAGCAATTCTTAACTCATAATATATTATATTTTTAAATAATAAAGTATAATGTAATTAGGCATATATTGCCTTGGAGTGAAGAAAGGTTAACAAACGAAGACTTAAAATAAGAGCAATGCTTTTGACACCAATGTTATTAGCATTGTTCTTTTCTTTTATACCCCAAACTAATGCAAATGTAGCACCATGTGATACCTATCAGGTAAACGGTGGAGACCAAGCCTTCTTAATGAATTTAAATACCCCTCTTAAATGGGGAGAAACAGTATATACAAATAATATTTATGTAAGTCCAAAAGGAACTATTACATTTGGTGCAGGAGATTATACATTTTGGGACTATCCACCTACTCCGTCTATATCAATTGGATCTTTTGATTATCATGCATTTCCAAATAGTGCAGCAGGTGGATGGAGTCCAGGATGGGGTTATGGAAATAATTTATATGTTAGATATGGATCTACGGCAACCTCTATATGTGTAGATTGGAAGGTAATGGTATGGGGACAATCATCAGGTAATCCTATTTATATAAGAATGTTAGCCGAAGTTAATCCAGTTGATTATTCTTGGCAACCTACATATCAAGTAAGTTCTAACGCACCAGGAAATGCTAGATATGGTGCAAGATATACTCAAAACGGTCCTATTCAACCTTTAAGTGTTCAAACTATAAGTGCTTTAACTCCACCGCCACCAAGTCCAACTCCAACACCAACTATTACTCCTACACCCACACCTACACCAACACCTACTGAAACACCTTCAGAAAGTCCTACGCCTACTCCTACACCCACACCTACACCAACACCTACTGAAACACCTTCAGAAAGTCCTACGCCTACTCCTACGCCTACAGAAACAGTAGAGCCTAGTCCAGAGCCAACTCCTACAGAAACTCAGACTCCAAATCCTGATCCAGTTGATCCAGGTCCAACTGAAGAACCTGTTGTGATACCAACTGACGAACCAGTAGAAGAAGTCCAAGAAGAAACGCCAGTGGAAGAAGAACAAACTTTAGAACCTTCACCTGAACCAACTCCTTTAGAAGAAATTATAAC